ATTAATACGAATGGACAAAATTGTACTATTGATTGGTGTTGCGGTAGCCGTCATTTTTATACTACTTGCGTATGTTTACATAAGGCGTCGGGTTAACTTGGAACAAAATGAATGCGATTATATGAATACTTTATATCCAACTGTGAATGGAAATATTCGGTCTATTTCCGCAAACGACTCTGACTGCAGCGGCAACCTTTATGATTATTATATTAAAACCGCCTACAATGCGTGCTCTGGCGGATCATACAAAGATAATTATGTAGATATTTGTAATCTAAAGGCGGTTTTAAAGCAGGGTGTTCGTTGTTTAGATTTTGAGGTCTACTCAATAGACAATCAGCCTGTTGTGGCCACATCTACTTCGGATAGTTTTTATATTAAAGAGACATACAATTCAGTGCCGTTTAGCGGAATAATGGAGACCATTGCTGGCTACGCATTTGCTAGCGGAACCGTCCCAAACCCAACGGACCCGCTGATAATTCATTTACGCATTAAGAGCACAAACCAAGAGATGTATTCTAATTTAGCGGATACGCTTAAGCTTTACGATAATATCATGCTTGGAAAAGAATATAGCTTTGAAAACTCAGGGATGAATTTAGGTACAGTCCCACTGCTAACATTTAAGAACAAGGTTATTTTAATTGTGGATAGAAGCAATACCTCTTTTTTGGAGAACGAGGCCTTTTTGGAATATGTTAATTTAACTAGCAACTCGGTGTTTATGCGCGGGTACCGCTACTATGATGTTAAAAATAACCCCGACGTTCAGGAGCTAACAGACTATAATAAAACCGGCATGACAATTGTGTTTCCGGACACTGGGAGCGATCCCGCGAATCCAAGTGCGTTATTGTGCCGAACATATGGGTGCCAAATGGTTGCCATGCGCTATCAACAAGTTGACAATTTTTTACTTGAAAATACGGAATTCTTTGACGAGGGCGGGTATGCCTTCTGTTTAAAACCGGCGAATTTAAGGAACCAGGTGGTAACGATACCGGCACCTGTACCGCAAAACCCGGCCTATTCATATGCTACGCGTAAGGTTGAAACTGACTTCTATAGCTTCAAAATTTAATATGTGCGCGCAACGTAATTATTATATAAAAATTGTATAATAATTAATCTTCATATATGTATAAGAAGGCATGACTCAAAAAAATATATGCAGAGGGTTAAAATTTTCTGACTGTGAGCTAGCTATTCTCCGCCAAGCGGTTGATAAAGCAGAAGAAAAAATAGGAAAGCGTGTTGTAAATTCGCGCGAAATTAAGCAAATTATTACTATAGTTGAGGATTTCCTTAAGAAAAAGAGCTTAATTTGCTATGGAGGAACCGCTATAAATAACATACTGCCAATAGACGAACAGTTTTATAATAAGGAAGTTGAAGTACCTGATTATGATTTTTTTTCAACAGACGCGTTGCGCGATGCGAAGGAATTGGCTGATATTTATTTTAAACTAGGGTTCGCTGATGTAGAAGCAAAATCGGGCCAACACCAGGGAACGTACAAGGTATTCGTAAATTACATGCCAGTAGCAGATATAACTCTTTTACCCAAAACCGTCTATAATGCGATCAAAAAGGACGCGCTACGCGTTGGTGGGATACTTTATGCGCCGCCAAACTATTTAAGAATGTCCATGTACCTGGAATTATCAAGACCTGCCGGCGATACAAGCCGCTGGGAAAAGGTGCTAAAACGACTCACGTTATTAAACAAACATTTCCCCGTTACAGATGTAAATTGTAACTCTGTAGAGTTTCAGCGCGAAATGGAGAATAAAACGGAAGAAGACCATATATACGACAACGTGCGAAATACCCTAATAAACCAGGGAGTTGTATTCTTTGGAGGTTATGCGATTTCCCTCTATTCTCAATACATGCCCAAGAATTTGCGCCATAAGTTGGAGCGTTTCGCGGACTTTGATGTATTGGCTACCGACCCGCAGACAACCGCTGAAATTGTCAAGGAGAGATTGGGAGATATTAATGTTAAAAATGTAAAGGTTATAAAACACGCAAATATAGGCGAGGTTGTTCCAGAGCACTATGAGGTCCGTGTTGGAAGCGATACGATTGTATTTATCTATAAACCAATTGCGTGCCATAGCTATAACAATCTTAGCATCGGCGGACAAAATGTCAAGGTCGCAACCGTAGATACCATGTTGAGTTTTTATTTGGCATTCGTGTATGCGGACCGCCCTTATTACAATCTTTTTTTGGATAGGATATTATGCATGTCTAAATATCTGTTTGACGTTCAACAGAAAAATCGCCTGGAGCAAAAGGGGCTACTTAGACGTTTCAGTATCACGTGTTATGGACACCAAGAATCTATAGAAGAAATGCGCGCACACAAGGCGGAAAAATACAAGGAACTCAAAGAAAATGGCGACCAAGCAGCGTTTGATGAGTTGTTCTTAAACTATAAACCAGGCGATTTAATAAATAAAAAATCAGATGGTGTAAATGCTGCCGTAGTGAGGCAGACGAAGAAGAAGATTGGTAAAAATGGGAAGAAAGGAAAAAAGGCCGTCTCAAAAAGAAAGACCAAAAAGGCAAAACAACTCGCAATTTACGGCGGAAAAACCGCGCGAAGACGGTAAACTATCGATCACATGTGTCCCCGTAACAACTATCTAGCTTGTCCTGAAATGTCACTCGTGGACCCCGTCTGGTAAATTTGTATACAAACACAATACCCGCAATAGCCATAAGCATCGCGGCCAAAATATACATTGTGTAATCAGGTGAATCGGCGGGCGGGGTAACAATATCAGAAACAACATTTGTCAGATCAGGAACCCTACTCAATGAAAACTCTGGAGTCGTTATATCAATATCGTCCATTTTTATAGGACAATATTAATGCTAAATTATTTGAACTTATAAACTTTTACACTTGTAAACTTATACACTTGTAAACTTATAAACAGCGGCTCTCTAATATTGTTATAAAAATGTCGTAAAGTATTTTTGACCCCATTTTGCATATAACGCTCTCCTTAAATTCCCGTGGGATGCGCCGTTTGATTAAGACTACAAAATATATAAAATATATGATCAGTTTTTCTATTAACCCCTTAACATAGTTGCTTCCTCTGCCAACGATACTCCATTCATTCACATAACTACACATTTGTGTGTTTGTCTGTTTTATATAAAACGAATGTATGTCTAATAAGCCGGACAAAACTCTATGATAATTTGACTTTTCATTCTTTACATTCAATAGGTTGCTTATTTTATCTGCGCCAAATAGGTCTAAATACAGAATCTTGCGGTTCGCAACTGTATTAAATACAAACGGTGTAATCCCGTCCATATATTTTTTTTCGTACAACACATTACCGTCTATTAAAAATGGAATATACGATGACTTTACAATTGTTTTCAAAATATCGGCCACATTTGCGTATTTAGATTTTACCGGTTTTTTACCTTTTTTAATGTTGTGGTACGTAATAAAGAATTTGCCATTTATCCGTTCACATATATCGTGCGGAATATAAGGGCCTAAGTAATTGTGTAATTCTTTCACAAATTGTAACCTATATGACTGTCTAAAGTCCGCCGTTATTACTTCATATAACTTGGTCATAAGATGCAGCCCGTCAATATAATAAAGAAATCCGGCGATTGCGCCAACACTGCAGCCGGATATTCTATTTATTTTAACATAGTTACGTTTTTCCATTTCCTTTAAAAAGTAAAGGGCGCCTACCAGATAGCTGCCGTTAAATGCGCCGCCATCCAATACCAAGTCCAAACTTAGCGGCTCCTTTGAATTTTTTATATCATCCGGCAAATTATCAATTAATTTTGCGACAAATTCATTAATCATTGAATTACTATAGGCATCTATTTACTATTTCACGATAAAACGAAATTTATTTTACAATTTTCTTGTTTTCCAGTAATCTTTTAACAAAATCATGTTCGTTCTTATATTGCACGTAAAAATTTATCAGTTCGGCCGGAGAATACAAAAACTCCTCTATTTTTTTCAATTTGCCAGTATTTAGACTGCTCCCGAATAGATGCCGATACATTTCAGCAATTGTTTTGTGGCTCGCATTGCTCAATTCATGCGTTATATCAATTCTTCCGGGCCGCGTAAGGGCTGGGTCCAATTTATCATAATGATTTGAAGAAATTACCAATATTCTCCCAGGGGTCTCTCTAATTCCATCCCACAAATTTAGAATATCGTCCAGCGTAATCGGGTCTTCGCTAACGGAAAGGGGGAATTTTGCCGTTTTAGTCTCGTTTGTCTCGCAAATGCTCTGCACCAATTCGCATAATTTTGCGGTTTCCGTTAAATCCGTTTCGGCTACAGCCGGACTGCGATTGCGGTCTAATATAATGTCCCCGATGCAATCAATGTCTTCAAAAACAATAATTTTCTTGTCAAACGTGACCGAGTCCTTTTCATTACAGCACGAATAGGTGTTTTCAAAGAAGAAACTCTCCAACTGTTTTTTGGTCTTGATAATTTTAAGCGGGATCACAACCAGGTGCCGATTTGTGTGCTTTGCGAGCGCTTTAATAAATGATGTTTTGCCTGTACCTGGTGGACCATGTAACCCAATTCCCAGCGAGTATGGTATCCCCTTTTCATAATACCACTCCTTGTTTTTCAAGAAATAGTCAATATGTTCCACCAACTGCTGCTTCCCGTCAAAAAACATGTTTTGAAATGTTCGCGCGCTGTCAAACACATCCTCCCGCCAACAACTCAAAATACCCTCATCATTTTTTTGATTCACGCTATCTAAACTATATATAAATCTATTATTGCTGCGAATTGCCTTAATTGACGAAACGTATTGCTCGGTAATATTGTCAATGTATGCCTTTAGAAAACTAATTGAATATACATAAGAATATATCTGAAATGTCATTTTTTCCGTTTTTGTATATTGTTTGTCCTTCTCGTCGCCCGTCTCTTCCCTCACTATTTCTACGCGGACGTAAATATTGTCGTCCAATTTAACAGGGGTTCGTTGGTCAACCATGAAGATCTCCTGCGATTTATACGTATCTGCTGTTGCCGCTGCCGCTGCTTGGCAGGTGCTATAGGTTTCTTTAATTTGACGAATCGTGTCCAGTTTGTCAATATTAGAAATAACATGATTAGAAAGGGCCTTGAACCGTGTACTATATATTGCCGAAATATTGGGGTTCAGGTTATACGCACACACGATGGAAATTTTTTTGCCTTCAACGACAACGACATTTTTTCGCCAAATATAGCTCTTAATGGTATCTACGCCGATATTTGATAGCATATCCAGGATGTCACAGTTATTTACATAATTCAGAATGTAGCCGTATATGCCAATGAGGAGAGTTGATGCTATTGTGTCGTACGCCGGGTTACCGGTTTTCATCCAATTATAGAGGGTTATTTTACTGATATTTCCATACGTAGATGTTAACATGTCCACAAATCCTGCGACCGTCATAATTATTTATTATATGTAAATAATGATGTAATTTTAAGTTGGTTTAACAGTGAATATTTGCTGCTAAAAGGGCGCTAAAAGGCGCCAAAATGCTTCGTAATTTTATTCATCAAGTAGAATAGGAGGCCAAAGAGGGCGCTAGTGAACACGAACCCGTTAATATTCATGTTTCCATCATTTGAAAACAAAACTGGAAAATATCCGAATAGAAATTTGCGGAAAAACGGCAGCTGAAATAAGAAATACATGACGGCAAGCAATAGAGGGGTCTGGATCTCGTTATACATGTCGTCGAGCGAATCCTGTGCCTGCGCGTTTTTATTGTGTGCGTGCACCATATCAGACGTCTGCTCGTAGTTTTTAATGTAATCCGTGTTGTCTTGAGGAGGAGGCACATAATTTGGCTGAACA